TCCTTGGACAATCTCAAGCATACATAATGGATGATTATCTTGGAACAATTGAAAAGTATGGATTTTCAACAGAGGAGAACAAAAAATGACTAGAAAATTCTTTATCGCAGGTGTTCAGTTTAGGCCAAAAGATGAAATAAACAAGGCTATGAAAATGTTAGAAAGTGGTTCTTTTCTTCATCTCATACCAGAGCCCATGAATAAGTATGACTCAAATGCAATAAAGATCTTGGCTAAGTTTTTTGATGAGAAAGATGTAGATTTAGTAGAAACAGTCTTTCTCGGCTACGTACCAAAAAAGTTTTCAGCTGAAATCTCAGCTTTGATCGAAAATGACTTCGATGTTTTTTGTAAAGTAACTAAAGCAAATCCTAAAGGTAAAACTTGGGAAATGCTCGAAGTTGAAGTATACACTATAGAAAATAAGGAGAACTAAAATGGGATCTTCTTATTATATATCTGACACATCCAACGTTTTTCTAAAAGAGCTTCAAGATTTATCAAGAGTTTATTTCTATGTCCTAAACAACGGAGGAAAGAAAACTATAAGAACTTGTATGGGAGATATAATCTTCACACACATCCCAGAACTCAACATTATATCTGTTGAAGTAAAAGAGGTTTCATTATGAGAAACTTTTACTGTTCTCAATGTGGTAAACACCTAACAACCTTTCGCAAAGCACTTCCATCTCATGGAACTGTAATCGACTTAATAGACCCTCATGAATGTTCTGAGGAACCTGTTGATTTTGATCTAACTCCATTAAATGTTCCAACTTTCAATCCTGAAAAGGGTGATAAAAAATTCGTTCAAAAATTGAACGAATTAACACCCAAAAAACTTAACACTTTCTTTGAAAATGATCTCAAAGATCGTCGAGATGAGATTCCAAGTTCGGCCCCACCTAACGTTCTTGGGATCCTCAAAAGTCTACAAAACTCAATCCCTGACAAAATAATTTCACCAGAAAGTGAGGAATAGATGTGGCTAAAGTATACATTGTAAATAAAAGCAGTCATAATTTTTCAGCAGCCAGAGATTATGGTGAACTAGTATTTCTTTCAGAAGGTTCAATGAATAGGTATGCAACAAACTCAATGTTTCGTCAATTCTTTGAGTTGATGAAAGAAAGTTCACCATCTGACTACATCGTTCCTTGTTCTTTAAACGTGATGAATTCGATTGCTTGTGCTGTTTTTGTGTATAAGCACAAGACATTGAATTTGTTACTTTTCAAAGATGGGAAGTATGTAGAGAGGAATCATGTACTTGATAATCAAAAATAAAAGGAGATAAAAAATGACCTCAGCAATTACTTTGAGACAGTGGAGAAGAGAAGCATTAATTTTAAAGAAAGGACTAATAGGATTTGATAGTAATAATGAATTTACCAGAGTTAGACGAGAATATGCAGAAAGAGTCATCATACTCACTCAAGAACTGATGGATTTAGAATTGATTAAGAAAGGATAAGGAAATGAATCCACTACATAAAAAACCTTCCTGGTCAATTCGTGATTCATCTAAACTTGACGATTACCTTCGTTGCCCTCGTCATTATTTCTATCGTCATATCTTGGGTTGGGCACCTGACATTCCAGCTCATGACCTATTCTTTGGTGAATCTTGGCATCGAGCACGTGAATATCAACTTATCCATGGCTATGATGATGTGAAAGGAGCATTTAAAGTATTCATTGATTACTATTCTCAATTCATAGATCCAAAACAATCTGAAGAGATTTACAAACCAAAAACTCCAACAGGGGCTCTCAATGCCCTGATTAAATTTTCAGAAGAAAAACAACTTGACCTGGTTGAAAATGAAGTAGTAGAATTAGATGGTCAAAAAATGACTGAAATATCTGGAACAGTTCCTGTTAGTAATTCTCGTATCCTTCATTATCGCATGGACTCAATAATGAGACGAAAAGAAGATGGAAAGATTTTCTCTTGGGATCATAAGACTACAAGTGAAAGGTATATCATAGGAAGGCAATGGGAAGATCAATTTTACCTCTCAATTCAAAATGGAACTTATACCCATTGTCTTTACTGTCAATTTCCAATCGAAGATGTTCTTGGAGTTGAGTTCTGCGGTACAGGATTTGCCTACCTAGAACGTGGCTCAAAATATCGTCCAGCTGGATTTCATGCAACTCTCAAACGTGTCCCAGCTTGGAAAAGCCCAGATCAGATGAACACCTGGCTTTGGACTGTTAATGAAATCTTGGACGAAATCGACCTTGACATGGAACGTCTTTTTGAATCATCTGAAAATGATGATGTTCTCAAAACATTCAGAATGAATCCTCGAGGTTGTACTGACTATAGAGGATGTTCTTATCATGATTTTTGCCTTGCTTGGCAAAACCCTTTACAAAGATGTGATGAACCTCCTCCAGGATTTGTTGAGGAGTTTTGGAATCCGACTGAAAAACAATCTTCTGTAATCAAAAACATTGAATGGAATCTATGAAAATATCAAAAATCTGTGTTCAATGTAAAGAGGAGTTTGTTAAACAATCTTATCAACGTTATTCAAGGTGTGAAAACTGTAGAGAATTAAACTCTTGGTTAGCAAAGACTAAAAACCTTCCAAGGAGAAGTAGGAAGACATTTAAGGAGAAACCTAATGCCTTATGATGCAAAAGCAGAACTTGCAAAAGTACAAGAGTATTACAAAGGAGATCCTTTACAAAAACGTTTCTCTGCATTAATCACAGGTGAAACAAATGCAGGAAAAACTTACTTACTTAGGACTGCCCGTCTTCCAGTCCACATAGATTCATTTGACCCTGGAGGAACAAAGTGTCTCACAGACCTTATTGATAAAGGATTAATAGTTGCTGATACAAGATGGGAAAACGAGGACCCATATAACCCTCAAGTATTCTCAGCTTGGAAAAAAGCAACTGAACTCCGTCTCCAGATTGGTTACTATGATCTCTTCGGAACCTATGCAATAGACTCTGCCACCATGTGGGGAGCATCTATCATGAATGACATTCTTGGAGATAGAAATGCAGCAGGAGAAGTTCCTCAGCATAGAAAGGACTATAATCCACAAAAAGTCTTGATGGAAAATTATATTCGTAAACTGATGCGTGTCAAGTGTGACTTTTTTCTAATGGGTCACCTACGTGAAGAGAAAAAAGTTCTTTCAATAGATACAAGAACTGGAGTTGTAAGAGAAGAAATCAAATATCGTTTCTACACAACTGGTCAGGCATTATTGACCATTCCACTTCTATTTGATGAAATCTATGTAATCCAAGGAAAGGAGGGGAGAGATGGTGTGAAACGAGAACTCTTAATTGAATCTTGTGGAACATTTATTGCAAGATCTCGGTTAAGAAGAAATGGACTCCTTAATGTCACAGAAGAACCAGACATTAAGAAGCTGTTAAAAAAATGTGGATTCTCAACTGAAGACAAACCTAAATTGGAGGCATTAAAAGATGTGTGATGAGGAAGTAAGAGAAGATGAAGTCCTTGTAGAAGAATATCGTTGGCTTGTCATAGAATTGTTTTCCCAGGTTCTTCAGCAACTTCACCATGCTGAAGAGACAATTACTAAACTTAAGATTGAAAAGGAGAATATGAGTCAAGTTATTAAGATTGTATAAGAAGATAAGAATAACTTATTTGATTAATTCGTTCAATTTTTGAACGAATATTAACACAAACAAGAAAGGATCTTTATGAAAAAATATGGTCTCCGCATTGGAAACATTGGAGTTGAGTTTGTCTCACAACAAGATAGAGAAAAAGCTCTCCTCAATTTTACAAAAGGAACAGATGTTATTATCTCAGACTCAGGAATCAGATTCATAGATGGCAATGGATCATTTTCAATCTACGACCGAGACACAAAGGAGGTGATAGTAAATTGTAATGTTTGTAAGGGAGTATTTGGTATAGACTCTTGTGGAAAAAGGACTTACCCATATAAACATCCTTGGGAAAGCTCATACTCAGATACCGAAAATTACATCTGTGATGCTTGTCTTGCTTCACAAGAGAAAGCAAAAAGAGTATTTGAGGCAAAAGAACTCCTTAACGAAGAAGAATAACAACAAACAACAAAAGAAAGGATTCAAACATGGCTCTTACAGATTACAGTGCACTCGAGAACGAAATCGAAAATGCTCCTGATCCGAT